GCTGCACCGCCAGAAATACCATTCGGTACAAAAATAAAAGTAAGTGGCACTGGTACTGCAATGGATGACAGGGTTTATACAGTGACAGACAGGGGCGGTGCAGTTAAGAAAATAGGAGACCGGTATATATTTGACCTGTGGATGCCAAGTGAAAAGAAGTGCCTGGAATTTGGCCGCCGCAATGGCATGGCAGAAGTAGTAAAAGGTAACAGTGCTTCTGCAACAGTAAATAAAAAGAAAAGCAGCAGGAAAAAAACTGGAGGCAGTGATATCATAGATGTGGCGGCAAGCCAGATTGGTTATAAGGAATCTGGTGAGAACCAGACAAAATATGGTGCGTGGTATGGCATGAATGGTGCACCATGGTGCCATATGTTTGTTTCATGGTGTGCAGACCAGGCAGGCGTGCCTGTATCTGTTGTCCCTAAAACGGCATCCACAACAGAAGGCATGGAATGGTTTAAAAACAGGGGGCTTTTTAAATACAAAGGCAAATATAAACCCAAAAGGGGTGACCTGGTTTATTTTAAAACTGGCAGGAGCCATGTAGGCCTTGTAGAAAAAGTTACTGGCAGTACACTCCATACCATTGAAGGTAATACATCTGATAAAGTGGCAAGAAGGACTTACCCTCTGTCCAATAAAACAATTACTGGCTATGGCACGCCAAAATATACATATACTAATACCACGGGTTCTGGAAGTAACAGCGCAAAAGCAGAAGAAGCTGCAAAAAAAGAACTGGCAATGCTTAAAAAAGTCCTTGCAAGGCATCCTGCAGAGGAAATGGTTATTATCAATGCTAAGACAAAGGAAACAATGGAACTGCCAGAAGGCAGGGCATGTGTTGGCATTATCAGGTGTGGGAAGGCATTTATGGTGCCTGCAATGGAAGGCATGAAAATTACGTGGGAACGTAAAGGGGCACCTGGCAAGCTGGAATTTAAGGCTTTGTATGACAAAGATTTTAAAATTAATGAAGGCAACACCGTTATTATACAGTCAGAAGGCAAAGACTTTTTTAAGGGCTATATATTTTCAAGGAAAATGTCAAAAGATGGTATTATGTCATATACTGCATATGACCAGCTGAGGTACCTCAAAAACAAGGATACATTTATTTATAAAAATAAAACAGCTACAGAGGTAATAAAAACTATTGCAGGAAGGTTCAGGCTGGATTGTGGAAAGCTGGATGATACAGTTTATAAAATGTCTGCTATTGAAGATGACGCTACCCTTTTTGACATTATACAGAATGCTCTTGATGATACCCTGGTCTTTACTGGCAGGATGTATGTACTGTATGACAGCTTTGGGAACCTCACGTTGTCAGATGTTGCAGATATGAAAGTTAATTCATGTGTTGTGGATGAAGAAACAGGTGGGGATTTTACATATGAAACTACTATTGATGACGGGGTATACAACAAAATAAAACTTGTTTATGAAAACAAGAAAAAAGGCACATATGATTCATATATATCACAAGATGCCAGGAACATGGACAAATGGGGTGTGCTGCAATACCATGATAAAATTAGCGCCCCTAAACTGGGAAAACTTAAGGCAGATGCACTACTGGACCTTTATAACCAGAAAAAGAGGAGTCTTTCTGTTTCTGACGTAATTGGCAGCACAAATGTGCGTGCTGGTTCTCTTGTGCCTGTCATATTAAACCTGCAGGATATAAAAGTCTCTAATTATATGATGGTAGAAAAAGTAACACATAAATTTGAAAACAGGTATTATTCAATGAACCTGGTTCTTTCAGGAGGTGGTTTCAGTGGCTGATTCAAGCTGGACAGCCCTTACAAAACGGGCAGCAATGGAAGCATTTTATGCGTCAAAGCCTTGTGATTATTATATTGGCGTGGTATCAAATGAAAACCCGCTTGAAATAAAATTTTCACAATCATTAATAGTAGATGTGGATTTCCTGGATGTGCCAAGGAACCTGTCAGACTATGTGACAGAAATTATAATTGATGGCAAGCCACACAGCTGTGGGATTAAAAACAGCCTAAAAACAGGGGAAAAAGTCCTTGCAGTAAGGAAAGCAGGCGGGCAGGGTTTTGCCCTTATAGACAGGGTGGTGGGTTAAAATTATACCAGACAACAGCTATTATGATTATGATGACAGTACAGAAGATGGGCTTGAAGCGGATTTTGATATTGTCACAGAACCTTCACTCACTTATATGATGCACGTTGACGCAAACGATGGCAGGGATAGCAGGTTCCTGGGAAAAACAGACGGGACGGAAGCAGTAAAGCAGGCGGTGCTTAAAATACTTAATACAGAACGTTATGGATATGAAATATATACATGGGATTATGGCGTGGAACTGCAGGACTTATATGGCCAGCCTATGCCATATGTATTAAGTGAACTGGAAGACAGGGTAACAGAAGCACTTGTTGCGGATGACCGCATTGAAAGCGTGGAAGGTTTTAATGCAGAACGTACTGGCAAAAGGACAGTATACTGCAGTTTTACAGTTATAACAACAGAAGGTGATGCTATAGGGATTGGGAAGGAGGTGCAGGTTTAATGTTTGAAGGGTACAGTTTTGATACATTGATGTACAGGATGCTTTCTAATGTCAGTGACAGGTTTGATAAAAGGGAGGGCTCTGTAATTTATGATGCCCTTGCCCCTGCTGCCCTGGAACTGTCCAGGTTTTATATTTCACTGGATATGGTGCTTGATGAGGTTTTTGCAGATTCTGCATCATACCATTATCTTATAAAAAGGGCGGCGGAGCGTGGGATTTACCCAGAAGAGGAAACCTGTGCCATATGCAGGATGGAAGTCCTGCCTGTGGATACAGCAGTTTCCATTGGTGACAGGTTCCACCTTGGTGGTCTTAATTATACTGTTTCGTCAGTTATTGATGCTGGGGCTGGAGGTTACCAGCTAGAATGTGAAACACCAGGTATTATTGGAAACCAGCAGCTGGGGGAACTCCTGCCAGTAGAAACATCAAATGACATTAACAATATGGAAACAGCAAAGATTACAGAAATACTGGTACCAGGTGAAGAAGAAGAGGATGTGGAAACATTCAGGGGACGATATTTTGCTTCGCTTTCCAGTGACGCATTTGGCGGTAATAAAACAGATTACAAGGAAAAGGTTAATTCCATTAATGGTATTGGCGGCTGTAAAGTAACAAGGGCATGGGAAAGTGGTTTTAACCCTTCAAGCATGATACCTGGGCAGGCTGTTTCAGGATGGTTTAGCAGGCAGTCTGTACAGATACTTGGTGAAGAAACATATAGCTGGCTGGAAAAGGTTTATAATGCAGCTGTCCAGAAACTGCTTACCACTGGCGGGACGGTAAAGGTAGTGGTTATAAATTCTGAATACAAGCCCCCGTCTTCTGCCCTTGTAAAAATAGTGCAGGATACACTTGACCCAGTAACATCAGCAGGTGAAGGTGATGGCATAGCACCAGTCGGCCATGTTGTAAACGTAACTGGTGTAAGGGGCGTGCCAGTAAATGTATCAGCAGTTATTACATACATGCAGGGCTTTTCTTTTGAAACTTTGAAAGCATCTATACAGGAAATGCTTGACAATTATTTCTGGGAACTGTCACAGTCATGGGCAGATGAAGACAGGATTGTCGTCCGTACAGGTGAGATTGAATCAAGGCTGCTGAAGCTTGAGGGGATAAGTGATGTTACAGATGTAACACTGGATGGTCCGGACAGGAACCTGGTACTGGACAGTGATGCCATCCCGGTAAGGGGTGATATATCTGGCTGATGGAGTATACAGGGAAAGGCTTGCAAACTACCTCCCACCATTTATGCTGCAGTTCCCTGAAATAAAGGAGATAATGGCAGCAGAGGATGCAGACTTTGATAATATTAACAGCAGTATCCAGAAGATACTGGATGAAGCTTTTATAAAAGACTGCAGTATATATGGGATAAAAAGGTATGAAAGTATCCTGGGCATTACCCCAGGTGTTTTAGAACCTCTTGAAACAAGGAGGGTAAATGTGCTTATGCAGTGGAACAGCACAATCCCTTACACATACAGGACACTGTTAAAGAAACTGGAAGTTTTATATGGTGCTGGGAATTATGAGGTTTCAGGGGATTTACAAAGATACTATATACATGTAACAGTCCACAGTGAGCTGCAGGGACAGAAAAAGATACTTTATACAATGCTTGGAAGGTTCCTGCCAATGAACATGGCGTTTACAGCAAAAAATGAGGTACTGCGTAATTTTATTATATACATACCAGAAAAAATGGATGTCCCCATTATGGAAATGAGGACATTTTTATTTTTCTGGGGTTGTGATATCCTTGATGGCTCAAGGCTTCTTGATGGTTCTGTACTGCTGTGTGCCAGAAGAAGATATAACCTGGTACCGTGGGTTAAATACAGTGGGATAGAGATGCCAGTACATGTAATTGCAGATGTCCCAGCTGTTTTAATAAAAGGTGTCCTGTATCATGGCAGGCAGCAGGATATAAAAGCAGGTACAGCATACCGGTACATGGTGGATTTCTGGGAACATGCAGGCAAATGGCAGGCAGGATGCAGGACTGGCAAAACAAATACAAGTTTTAAAACAGTAATAAAAACCCATGAAAATATAGGGGATGTTTCAATAACATATAAAAGGAATTTGTGTTACCTTGATGGTTCTGTACCGCTTGACGGTTCAAAACTGCTTAACGCATTTTATTTTGAAGAGGAGGTTTAAAAAGTGGCAGAAAATGTAATTATTACAAAAAAAGCCAGGGAAAACCTGGTAAAAGCCAGGGCAGGGGCTATTGTACTGCCTAAAATTACAGGCATGGCATTTGGCAATGGCGGCGTGGATGCAGATGGTGGTGTCATAACACCAGAGGATGGACAGGCGGGGCTTGCAAGTGAAATTTTCCGTAAAGAGATTAGTGGCTATGAGTTTACAGAAGATACCACATGCAGGTACAGTTGTACCCTGGAAGAACAGGAATGTGCAGGGGAAGACATAAGTGAAGTGGGGCTTTATGATGAAAACGGGGACATTGCCTGTATAAAGAATTTTAAAGCCAAAGGCAAGGATGGTGACATGGAGATGACATTCTACCTTGATGATGTATTTTAAGGAAGGGGGCGTGTTATGAAAGACTATACAAGCAGCAGCCCAGTATTTTCAGG